TGATCCTCCAATAGAACTCGTCCACTATAAGCGAAACCTAGTTTCAGTGTCAACCACCAAATGCGTGCTTCCTGCACTTACTTCAACCTTAGTTGCATATTGAGGGGCGGTTGTGGTGTACTCCCCCAATGGACATATCACGAGAAACCTTTTTGGCAATGCTGGCGGCGCGCCCAGGCTCGAAGTCGGCAAAGGGTCGCGAGCTGGGTGTTTCGCATACTGCTGTATCTGGGTGGCTTAGCGGGCGGATCAACCCGAGCGACACGGTGCTGAAGCTGGCCGCGTTGCTGTGGGCGGATGCCGGAAATTGGCCGCTCTCCGGGGGCGGGTGATGGCCGGCGGAACTTGTCCGGGGTTGGGCGCGGTGGTGGGTTGGGCGTGCCAGACCCTAAAAAAACCGCTCCGTGGTTAGCGGAGCGGGGAGGCTAGTGAGCAATTGTGTGCGGGGTCATCAACGAGTTGTCGAGACTAGATGATGAGAGGGGTTCCCGCCCGACCCCGCTATTGACATCTTACACAATCCGATGCAGAATTCAAGAGTCGAGACTATGAAGAACCCAAACATCCCAAATATATGGACGCTTAGGACTTTCTCGACCTCTGCATTGAGAGCAATGGGGATTGCGCCCCAGAGCTGAACCGGCCCCTTGCGGCCGCCACGGCTGCTCCCTGGTCGATAGAGGAACGGTCTTCTGCGGGAGCCGTGCGTAAGCAATTGGGAGCTTGTGGCCAGAATGCGACCGACCGACGATGACGGCATACCGGCATCAAGTTCGCACTGAGAGTAACCACCCTTGCTCTCAGTGTCTCTCCCTCCCTCTGAATCTGGCATTTGTTAAAAGAATAGGATTTTAGAATGAGAACAGAGCGACCTCGAACAGGTGCGCTAACGCACCAACCCTATCTGAGAGCCAAGCCAGCGTGCGGCAACCCAAGCAGGAAATACACAGCCCAGATCACACATATCACCGCAAACACGATCCGGGCGACCTGAGCGAACGGCGCGGGAAGCGGAATCAGCGTAATCACCCACCAGATCAGTCCTGCGATCAAACAAAACACCAGAAGCGAAATCAATAAGCTGGTCATTGTCAATCCTCCGTTTCACTCTTAGATGCACATTTGCTAAGATTCGCTCATGGCTACCGCTGTCATTGACCGCCAGCTTAACAAGCTCCCAGGAAGACGAACAGGCAAAGCTCCAGCCATTCGCAAACTGGCAATGCGAAACCCAGAACTCTCAGAAGCCGACATCGCTAAAGCGCTGGATTGCTCAAGAGCCAATGTTAATCAAGTGCTTAAGAAGTTTCTAGGTGAAACACAATCCCATACCGAACTCGCTCAGTACCAGGAATCCAAAGCCGACATTTACGATAGTCTGCAGTCTCGGATATTAGGGTCTATTTCCAAGGAAGACATAGCAAAAGCTCCGCTGGTAGCGCGCGTCACATCTGCGGCGATCCTCGAGGATAAAGCCCGTGTAATCAGAGGCCAGGCAACACAGATCAACGTGTCAGTGCTGCTGGATGCGGTGTCTGAGGCGCGCAAAGCGCAGGCGGAGCGAGCTGCTGAGGCTATGGCCGGGGTGCGCGCTCGTATGGCGGCTGAGCGAGCCGGGGAATAATCGATTCACCCTTCTTAAAAAAGAGAGCCTAGGTGCCCCCCTATGCCCCCTTTTGCTTGGGCGGTCGCGCAAACGATATATCCCCCCATTTTGATTTTCCCCTAAGAGCGTGTAGTCATTTGTAGTCTCGTGTAGTACTATGTAGTTATGCCTGTCATTTCTGTTCGGATGTCTTCGGAGTTGCTGGCGCTGGTTGATGCGGCGGCAGAGAAGTACCGCTGGGCTAGGAATGCGGCAGTTGTTAATTTGCTATGGGACGTTCTGTCCGAGGAGGCGTTGAGTGGAGATCGCAGAGTTGCTTTTGACGACAAGGGAGCAAAGGCTGGCGGAGGTGGGGACGGAGCCAGAGTGTCCGTTTTGCGCAAGGCCAAGAGTAAAGCGGAGCACGTACATCCGGTGCAACCCGTGCGGCCTGAATTGGGGGTCGGAGGACAACATCGGACTTCACCCACTGCATCCAGCGCAACCGCGACCGATCACTTTGGCCACCAGGTCTACAAAAACGGACCCGGCTACTGGTGCTCCGACTGCAAAGTAGAATTTTGAATATGATATTCTTTTTCCGTGAGGTGAGTGTATGGCGCCAGGGCAAACGTCGTTAGGTTCCGGGTCGACACCGATGATCTCGACCACGACTCCGTTGCGTGGGATGAATTTGGTGTTTCAGAACAACTCGGCGCATCCGATCCGGGTTGGGGATTCTCCGTTGGTGAGTATGACGACCCCGGCAGCGGTGAACGGTGGGGCTGCTGGTTTTGGGATTCTGATTAACCCAGGCGGTTCGTCGGGCGGGGATTTTGCGACCAGCGGGGCGTTTAATCTGAAACAGTGGTACATCGCCGGGACTGCGACCGACGTGATTGACTGGCAGTACACTCCCGAGGAGTAATGCCTAGGAAGCGCCAGGAAGATTTACTTGCGCGGTACGTGTCGAAGGACGGGTCTCTCGACCCAGCGAAAGCCATCGACACGGTGAAGACGATGATGCGGCTAATGTTCTTCAAGCCCAACCGGATTCAGATCCCGTTCTTTACCCTGAAGAATAAATACGGAAGAACGCCCAAGCGCCGCATCATGGAATGCGGCGAGAAGACCGGAAAAACGAGGGCCGGAATTGCGGAGGACATCGCTCACCTGATGGGCTATCGTCCGTGGCTGCTGGCGGACGACCCCGACTACAAGATTGCTATCCCGGTTCCCAATCACGGACTTTTGGGTTGCGAGACGATGGGGCAGTCGGTTGAGGCCAAGATCGAGCCTGAGCTTAGGCTGCTTATTCCGGAAATCTGCGCTCCGGAGTGGAAGAACGATTCGACAGGTGCGTTGAAGCACGTAACGCTTCGCTACGACACGAACGGCCGGCAGTGCGGGTCTACTCTGCATTTAAGAAGCTACAATCAACACGCCGATACGTTTCGGGGCATCGATCCGCACTTCGTTCACTGGGACGAGCCGCCGCCGCAGGACATTTTGAAAGCTGTAGAGCGCGGCAAGGTGGTGACGAACTCTCCATCGTGGTTTACGATGACCCCGCTCAAAGAGGCGTACATCTTCGACCTGTTTTCCGTGCGAGCCTTCAATGACAACGGAAGCGATCAGGAGATCGCGATTTTCAAGGGGTCGATGTGGGACAACTGCCAGGATTACTGCCGGGATTGCGACTGCTACATTCCGGAAAACGACCCTGTGAATCTGAAAGACCCGCACGAAGAACGTCCTGTCGATTGGTGTCCGCTGTGCGGGAAAATCATGGGATTTGTTCCGAAGGCAGGCATCAAAGAGTACGCAAAACTCTACACCGACAAGGACGAGCTGGACGCCCACCTTGAAGGGAAGTGGGCGCATCTCTCAGGATTGGTTTATAAGACGCTCGACGCGAAGATTCACAAGTGCAAAGATTTCGAGATCCCCCGCGACTGGATGCGGGTGGAAGCGGTCGATCCGCACGACGCTCGGCCTACGCGGTGGAACTTCTTCGCCGTGTCTCCGGAGGAGATTGTCATCAATGGCAAACCCGCGAACCGGGCCTATTGCTATACATACCTGCTGGCGAATGGGAACGTGAATGAAATTGTAAAGTCGGTGCGAATGAAGCGGGCGGAGCATGGGTACATCGACCCGCAGTTCGTGATTCTCGATGCCAAGTTTGGATCGAAGTCGATCAAGACCGGAGACGAAGAGACCTCGTGGGAAGAGGAGCTTGAAAAGGCCGGGATCGGCAAGATCAGGCTAAGTCATTCGGCGCCGGGCGATGTGGCTCTGGGTCACAAGCGGGTGAAAGAGTATTTGGCTCTGCACTACTCAAAACTCAGAGACGCATCGCTTCCGGGTATTCTGTTTTTTGAGGAAGGCACGAAGGGCGACCGTGGACCGTGGCAGGACATGTCCAACTACCAGTGGAAACCGGGAACCGATAAACCCGAGGAAGCCTACAAGGACATGTGCGATACCGTGAGGTATTTCGCTTTGGAGCAGCCGGTCTACGTCTCGCCAGACCACGACCGGATCGCGGCCCTGCTTATGGCGGCAAGAAAACAAGAAACTACGAACTATCTAACCTACGGAATGAGGCTGGCTGGTGGCTGAGATCGCAAAGGTGTCGT